GGAAGTTCGCCGCCTGTCCCTTCGCATGTGGGGCAAACACCGAGATCGACTTCCTCGGGCTCGCGTCCGGGATAGCGCCTCTCTCGGAGAATGCGCCCCTCGCTACCGCACGTCTGGCACGGTACGAGGGTGACGAAGTGCGGGCCGTGATCCTCGCCGGTCAAGGCGCGGAGCTTGTCGCCGTCGGATTCGAGCGCGCGCTCCATTTCTTTGTCCCAGTCCATGGATTCCCTATTCCTCGTCCACTTCGGCGATCTTTTTCGCTATATCCTCAGGCAACTCGCCCCTCCGGTAATCGCGCAGCGGATCATCGACATACCGGCCGCGCTCATTGCGGATACGGCACTCATAGGTTGGCGTCGTCGGCAATTTTTCGAGTAGCTCGACAAACTGCTGCTGCCATTCGAGCGGCATGCTTTGCAGGACAAGCCGAGGCACGCACAGATAAGCCGAATAGGTCAGCCCGAATGCTACATGGATCGGGCTTTCGTGTAGCGCACCATCTTTGCCTTTCACGACGCTCATCTTGGTTCCCTTAGTCCTCTATGATTGCACGAATTAATTGCTGCACCGCCGCCGTGAATACCGGGGCCTCATCATTGATCTGCGATCTAAGGTCATTCGGCAGACCATCCCATCGGTCGATGAGGTTGCCCACGGCCTTGAACAGATTCAACAGCCTCCTGTCGTCTTCCACGGTCTTCCCTATCTTTCCTGTGGTCGCTTGAAATAAATCTCCCACCAGCCGTCTGGCGTGTTCGTCATGTGCCACGCCTCCCATCTGTCAGCGCCCATGCGACGTAACTCGTCATAGCGACTCTCGCCGGGGCGAATCGTACTGCTGGTGTATTCCCAGGCTGGCATGGCCGTTCCCTTATCCTTCTCGGACGCGTTGAGGGGTTTGATCGGGGCGAGGCGGCACGCGCGCCTGGAGCCGCGCGATATGTTCTTCCATGGCGTTGATCAGATCATCGACCTTCTCGACGCCGTAGAATTTCATCAACTGTGCGTGGTCGTCGGCCATGGATTCCTATTCCTGACGGTCGGTTGATGACGCAATTGGCGCTGGCGGCAGATTGTATTCGCCCGGCCACACCGGCTCATAGCCTGTCTGGGGCTCCTTGATCAGCCCGCAGGTGCAATCCCATGTGTAGAAGTTAACGCAATCACAGCCGGGCGAATGACGTATGCTCTTCGGTTTACTCATGGCCTCTTCCTCCTTCGTTCGCACTCATCGCGTGCCGTTCTCAATATTCAAATGCGTCAGTGCCGTTCGCTTCGGCGTGATGACAATGCCGGGGTGTCCACTTTCCGTACGATTAATAGACAGCCCGCCGTCACTTCTTACCCGCCTTCTTGGCAATCTCGCGCAGCGCCAGCTCGATACCGCGCGTCACAATCTGGGATAGGTTTGGCGCATACGGATCGCGGGCTTTGTCCATCGCCTTCGCGATACGCTCGCGTAGCTCCTTCGATATGCGGACGCTCACCAGAACAGATTTCATGCTGGCAATGTAATACAGAGTTTGACGGGTAGCAAGCGCCGCGATACGGTGCGTCTAGAAATTCACAGAAGGGCCAGGGATGACCAAGCGAGAGGCTAGAAAGATCGCACGGGAAGCTATCGCCCGCGAAATCGTCTCGCGCATGGCGTCTGAAATCCCGCAGTTTATTATCGATGAACATGGCGAGGATTCTCCCATCTGCGCTGTTTACCAAGAGGAATGCTTCCGTGCCGCACGCCTCGTTTGTCCTCAGACCTGAAAGGGCCCGAGCATGGATAAGTTCGTCACGCCGATGCCGCTCCCGACCGAGCATGAGCGGGAATTGCTCACGGTGCTTATCGAAGAGCTGGCCGAGGCCGCGCAGCGCGCAACGAAGCTCTTGCGCTTTGGCCGCGACGAAATCCAGCCGGGTCAGCTCCTCACCAACGCCGAGCGCTTGGCGAACGAGCTTGGCGACATCGACGAGATGGTCAACCGCTGCGTCTCGGCCGGCCTGATCTCCCTGGAAGGCATTGAGCGTGGAGCCGCCCATAAGCGCACGCAGCTCGCTAAGTTCCTGCAAACCTCTCCGACGTAAAGGGCCGGTCGATGATGACGCCGAAAGAAGTGAAGAAGCTCGAAACGATCTTGGCGAAGATCGAGAAGCTTCAAGGCCATGTCGAAAGCCGCACCGCTCGCGATCGTCTCGGCCGCGCCAAGGACGAACTGATACTGCTTCTTCATTCCTGACCAAAAGGGCCGGTCGATGGCTAAGTACCGCAACCGAACCGATGTATGCCGCCCCGTCCATAAGGCGCTGCGTGATTTCGGCTATGACAACCTGACGCTTCAGGAGGTCAGAGACGTGCTCGATGCATGGTGCGGCGGGAAGCGCGAAGACGATCTGCCGCACGGCATCATCGGCATGATGGCCGGGCGCCAATTCGATGAGGTCGAGGAAGCTCGCCCCGGCGTTCTAGTGCAGCTTATCGCAGACTGAGAAAGGGCCGGCCGTGACGGACAAAGATATTCTGCTACGCCTCATCGCGTCTTTGACGCTCGCCGATCACATGGGCGGCGCCGCTGACGACATTCACACGGCCTTGAGGATGCTCGGGCCACCATACGACCAGTGGGAATGGGGCGACTTAGACGAACTCGGGAATCGCCTCGCCGCGTTCGGCGTGATGACGCTCCACGGAACTTCACTCTCAGAATAAAGTGCCGCGTTCTATGCGCCGAACCGCGCTCATCGCTCTCATCATCGCGGCGGTCACGTTCACCGCGCGCGCTGACGCGCCACAATCGATCATAAAGACGCGCGGGCACACGCTCACCGTCTGCTCTCACGCGCCCCTCAGTTCTGATCCCGGCATGATGGCATGTGGCTCGCGCGACATTACGCCGAGTGACGCGGTATGGCTGCGTGGCTGGCTCGATAAGAATTTCCCGGCCCAGAAATGACAAAAAGCCCGGCCCATCCGCGAAGGACAGGCCGGGCTCTGAATAGGAGATCCGTGTAGTACCGCGTAGGTGGCCGGAGCGACGACTGCAATCGTCCCCCGGCCTGGATCAACTCACAGGATGGAGAAGCATCCAATGTCATCGATCAGGACAAATCTAGCCGTATTGTTGACCCTCGCGCTAGGCGGGTGCGCCATGGATTCGCCGGCCGAGCCACCCCCGGCGTTACCGGGCGTCGTCGGCGATATCCGGTTCACGACGCCGGATGAGCAGCGCCAGTTATGCCACCCCAACTCGCCGTGGTCGCATGCGTGCATCCTGTCGGCGAGCGGGCAGATCGTCATGCCGCTGCCGCAGTTCTACCCACGAGATGAATATGCAAGACTTTTCAGTTGGGAGCTCGCTCACCGTCAGCAAGGCTGGCCCGATCCACCCGAGGTCGCCGCGCAGCTACGGGCCGACGATGCGAGGGGCCGATGAACTGGCATCGCCTCGCCTATCGCTTCAACCGGATGAGCGGATGGTGGTATGTGGCGGCGCTGGTGGTGATCGCGGTCGCGTTGTATTTTGTGATACGCTCTGGGCGGTGAAAGGAAACATGGATAAGATCGCTTTCAGCCAATACTTCTTCGCGGGGATAGGGGTGTTCGCATGCCTGCTTGGAATGCATGCGATGGCCGTTACGGGCAGTGCGGCCAAATCTGCTCCGCTGCTCGCGTGCGGATTATTCTTTCTGATAGTCGCCGGACTTAAAATCATCACCAAGTCGTAACGGAGCGAGGGATCGACCTGCCATGTACGAAGGCCCCCGCAAGCGGCGCGGCATCTTCCAGCCCAAGAACACCGACACGCTGCGCGCGTGCATGGCGTCACTGGCGGGCAAGTCGTTCGACTGGACCTACGCAGGCACAGGCGGCGAGGATGAGCCTTGCCCATCTCAGACGCGCTGGCTGATGGACCGCAAGCACGACACAGAGCTAGAGCCGGAACAGATAGGCTGGTGGGTGCCGGAAGAAGATATCGACTTCGAGCGGTAAGCGCCAATCTAACGCGCGACCCCGAACGGGTAATTGCTCCCCGCCACCACCGGGCTGACCGTGTAGCTCGATAGCTGATCGCTCGGAATCGGCGTGGCGCGGATGAAGGTCGGATCGCCGTGCAATGCCTTGTCCCGATCCGCCGATATGACGAGCGCCGGGCTGGTGTCTAAATCGGGATCGGCCTTTGGAAGCGAGAGCCACAGGAAAAATCCTGTCGTGTCCTGCACGCCGTTCTGATAGACGCTGGCGGGGAAGGCGTAGACGCCGTTCCACTGGCCGGGCTGATCGTCGGAGGGCGGGAGATAGTATTTGCCAATGACGGGATCGGATTGGGCCGTGGCTTCGTCGGCGAATTTACAAAGATAATCTACTTCCCCGCTCATGTGCTATACTCCGCCGCGAATGGAGCCTGATGATGCCGATCGAAATTGACGAAGACGACGAGATGCTGGGGTGGGAAGTTGTGGCGTGGCTCCGCAGCTTTTACATTGATGATGGCGTCGTGTCCGTCCGGGCTTGGAATCATCGGCTCCCCGATGATGTAGCCGCAAAGCTTGCGAGCGAGACCTAACCCGCTCATAGCCCACCCGCCTTCTGCGCTGCCACCGCATCGGAGAGGCGCGAGTTGTAGATGACGAAGCGGGAGATGGTGGAGTTCCATGGCGCGGATGCCGCTTGAGCCGCGCCAATGTTCAGGGTTGTCAGCCCTGTAACCATAGGCAATGCGGCGGATGTCTGCTTCGTGCCGCCGATTGCTTGAACGCTTAGATTATTCGTTGAGGCGGCAAACCAGACTTTCTCATCCTGATTGGCAGAGAAGCCGCTGCCGAGCGCGAATGTGTTCAAAGACCCCTGTGGTTCAAACGCGGCCAACAACGACGTAGCGCCATTTTGTGCAATGTGCATTCGATTGCTTGTGGTGCCGTCGTTAACCGAGAATATGGTCTGGTTCCCCGGCCCCCAGCCTCCGGCTGTCCGCGCCTTCGCCAGCACCGTCAGTCCGCTCGGGTTCGCCGGTATCCCGATGGAGGAGAGCGGGATCGAGAGGGTTTCCGCGTTGACCGTGACGGCTGTGCCAGAGGTCGGGATCGGAGAGAGCGGCAGCGAGGCGGCGATAACGTCGGCCTGCCAGATGATGATGGTCGTGCCGGTGCCGACATAAGACGGGGCGCGGGTAGCTGTCGATGAGTTGATGCGAACCGCAAAGACCGTAGAGGACGCAGTCGCTGCGGCGGTCATCGCAGCCCAGCAACGATACCAACCATTCCCCAACGGGATGATGCCTGATGCGACGAGCGAGCCGCCATTGGCGGTCGAGGTCCCGGCCGAGAGATCAAAGTTGATGTAGGAACTGGTGAACACACCAGATGCCGTAGGGAATGCAAGCTGGATAAGATTGCCCGTTCCAGCCTTCGCGACGATGGAGAAGGTGTAGGTCGTCCCGCTCGTAAAAGAAATCGTATTGGACGCAATGAAATGGGCGCCACTCGTGGAGTTGTCCGCGAAGGTCGAGCCGGTGTTCGTCCCCCCCGGACTATTGACGTTACTGTCAGTCGCCGAAGAGTTGGTTGGCGCCCAGAAGGATGCATTGGAGAACCCGCCCGCGCTCGTCAGGATCGAGTTCGTATGCGCCTGCTCGATCCGTATCCCGAGATTGGCCAGCGTTGCCGGGTCATAGACCGGGAAGCGCGGCACACCCGAGGCGAACTGCGTCAGGATGCCTTGGCTGTTGAAGTCCCACGCCGCTGAGGTGCGGGTGAAGGTGGCGTAGGACGGGAGAGACGGGAGGGTGGCGAAGTTGAGGTCGAGAGCGGCACGCTGACCGCCGCTGCAAACAACCACCTCAAGCTGAGCGGTGCATCCAGACGCATGCGCCTGTCCCGAGAGCAGCAGCCCCACCCCCACCAGAAGGGAGCAGATCATTTTGCGGAGGGTGATCAATTTGAGCATGCGGATTTCCCTTGGAACAGAAAATCCGCCGTCCCTGGATCGGGCGGCGGCTTGTTAATTTTCTCGACCATCTCGGATGGTCGGATTTCTTAAAACATCAGATCTTGCAGCGGCCAGCGCGATAGTCGGCGAGAACGCCAGCGTCTGGCGCCGTTGCTTTGGTCAGGTCGACCGATGCCGGCAACGGGAAGACGATGCCGGTGGCGCTGATCACGGTCTCGACCGCGACGGTTTTATCGGCCGCCCGGCTTTTCGTCAGAGCAGCTTGCGGGACCAAGAAGGCCAACGCCCAGCCGGTGGCCGGATCGATCGCGATCTTGAAGAAGCCCTGCGGCACGGCGAGCTTGTCTTTGCCGATGGTCTTCTTGCCGGGATAGATCGGCCCGGTGAAGATGACGACCTCGCCATGACGGCAGGCCTCGGCGCGCGTGATCTCTTCGATGCGCTCCCAGCCCTGGCGATTGAGGCCGGGCAGCTGCGGCTCGACATTCGCCATCGAGAACGTGTCGCGCTCGAGCTCCTCGCTCCACGCGAAATCTTCGGCCGGCACCATGTGGCCGAGGTCGTAGCCAGAGGCCGCGTAATCGCTCGCCCTGCCCTGATCTTTCGCCGGCGCCATAGCGTCGGGCTTGAACGTCATGCCCTTGCGTGAGCCGTGCGCGTGCGAATGCGCCGCGGTGAGGCCGTAGGTGACGACGCGGGCCTCTTTTGCCGCGGGATCGAGCAGGCTTTCGTAGCCGGTGTGGCAGATGATGACCGTCTCGATGCCGTTGACGACCGGCGTACCGAGCGGCGCAGATGGGCATTCGGCGAAGGCTGGTCCAGCGATCAGCAGCAGGACGGTCGCGAACAAGATGCGCATCATCATCTCCATCTTAGGCGATCGCGAGACGTTTCACCGCCTCAAGCACGCCGGACATGCTGTGGTAGTTCGCGAGGTTCAGCGGCGTCGGGCCCCACCAGGCGAGCGCGGTCATTGGCATGGCATGCGGTCTGCCCAGCGGCATCGCCGGCACCGGATCGCGGATCAGCGGCCGGTCGATATCCTCGCCGCGCCACGTCGCGATGCCGGGTTGATCTTTCAGCCAGCCGCTCAGCGTGCCGACAGGCGCCGGTTCAAAGGCCCCGAGCCACGACACCGGCCGTCCGGCATAGGCGAACATTGCCGCCAGGATTTGCGCCTCGCTGGCGCCCTTGCTGTGCGCGCCGATGCCGATCGCCTTGCCCTGCGGCAGCTTCGGCAAGATGCGCCAGAAAATTTCCTCAACGTCTTCGGCGAAACTGTTCGGCGTGCAGCCGAGAATCGGGTCGTTACGCTCGAAGGCCGCGGCGGCGTCGCGCAGCACCGCAATGAAGTCGTCCGTCCCGCGCAGGCCGATCCAGAGGATGTCGGGATCTTCGACGATCAGCGCGTGCACGTCCTTGGTCTCGATGGTGGCGCCGGCATAGGCCGCGAGCGCAATCTCGGCGCTGCGGATCGCCAGCGGCCAATCCATGGGCGTCACCGGTCCCAAAGCACGCAGCCCGCCCAGATGACGCCGATCAGCATGTCGATCGCGCCGATGAGCAGGCCGATGCCGAAGGGGATCACGGCGGAAAGCTTTTTGGGCTCGCTGGCCGCGAAACGGTCGACCCACCAGCCGAAGCCGAAGAAGAGCGCGGCGATGGCGGCGAGGACGATCACGACCCATTTCATGGCCGGGCCACCGGTGCCGTGATCGCCGGGCCACAGCCGCTCAGGCGATTGATCTGGACGTGCTCCGTCCCCCAAGGTGTCGTGAAGGTCAGATCGACACAGACCGGGTTCCTGTCCTGCGCCAGCGCCTGCAGGAGCGCCGTGTCAGCGGCTGGAGTGCAGCCGGCGAGGCCCAGGAGCCCCGCCAGCAAGATCACGCGCCGCATCAGCGCGCGGCGAGCAGCAGGTAAACTGCGGCCGCGTCGCCCGCGGTATCGATCGCCAGCGCCTGGTAATCGATGGCGCCGGTGGTCGCGTCGACCGGCGGGTTATCGCAGCGGCCGCTCGCCACAGCGAACGTCGCCTTCTCCTGGTCGATCTGTGCCTGGCTCAGCTTGCCCGCGACGAGCAACGCCGGGGAGACGGCCTGGAACGCGCCATTGGCGGTCGAGATACCGGCGCACGCCTGAGCGAAGAGCGTCTTCGCATCCGGCAGCGGGATCGGCTTCACCGAGCCGCCGGCGCAGGCCGCGAGCACGAGACCGACCGACACCATGAGCATCGGCACCAAGAGCGCCGCCGGCGGGGCGACGACGTGGACCGGCTTGCTGGTGAAGAGGCGCACGACGATGTTGGCAGCGCTCATGACGATGCCGACGGTCGCCAGCTGCTGGTCCGGCGTGAGCGAAAGTCCATGCGCGGCCAAGAGGGTGAAGACCGGGCCGAGCAGATTCAGCCAAAGCGTCTTCGATGCAAAAATCGATTTGCTGTTCATGAAAACTCCTGTGATTTGCCGCGTGACCGACGCGGCGGCGGTTATCGGTGATCGGTGACGGTGTATTCGCCGCCCCGGTATTTAGGGGTGTTGGGCGGCTCGATGAGGATCCAGCCCAGGCACTCGCGGCCCGCATGAAAGTGATTCGGCCCGCTCGTCTCGATATCGGGACAGGAAACCGCGATGCGGCGGAACACGCCGACTTTCACACCGTCAGGCGTGCGGAAGGATTTTGGGATGCCGGCGCGCTCGAGGAAGCGGTCGAGGAATTCGTTCTTGGTCACCGCGTTGCCACGCCTGTCCGCATGATCTCTGCGAGCTCGCGCGCGCGGTCGCCAACCTGACCGGCCCAGCGGCTATCGAGCATCGCATCGGCGGCGCCGGCATAATCCGCGCCCTTGAGGCAGGCGATCATGTCGTGGAATTGGAGAAGCTTCGGCATCCCGAGATTCATCGCCATCTCGACCATGACCTCGCGGCGCGCCGACGGCATCAATTGCGCGGTGAACGGCAGATCGCGATTCAATTCGACGCTTGCCGAGAGAAGATCATTCGCAAGCATCGCGTCGGCTTCGCTCTGACGGATGCCGCAATCATCGAGATTACGGCCGTAGCCGATCGTCAGCTTTCCTGCCGTGTCGAGATATGGCTTGAGACGCAGTCCCTCGTGACGCGCGCAGCGCTGCTGCAGCGTTTCCATGGATCAGCCATTCCTGCGCCGCCACCAGCGCGGTCGCGGCGGCCAAGTGATGCCAAAAAGCATCTCGACAATGAACAGTTGGACGCAGCGGCCGACGACCAGCGCGACCGAGCCCCACAAAAGAATTGCCTGCCCCAACGAGTCCGGTGTGACTGACGCGACCGCGCATCCAATACCGCCGAGTACGCAATCGCCGATCTTGCCGATAGACATCTATTTCGCTTCCCCTGAGCGCGAGCAAAGAAAAACCCCGCGCGAGGCGGGGCTATCTCCAATGTCCTTCTGATCTTCTATTGGCCGTGATAAAGGCCGAAGGTCGAGGCATCGGCAATACCGGGAAGCGACCCCGGAAAGAAATTCGGGTCGTAGTTCCCGGCGAAGATTTTCCCGCCGAGCGAAGCGTTGAAGCGCTTACCCGTAGCTGCTCCTGGAGTAACAATCGCTCCCGTCGCGTCGATCATGCCGCCCCAGTCCGCTTGCACGAACGCATCCGCAAATGAAACCGCGCCATCGATATAGAGGTGGCAGTTCAGCGTGACGAGAGAACCGTCCTCCGCAATCGCGCCGCAGTTATTCGTCCCCGGCATCCAGACGAGATATTGCGAGCCATTTATCAGCGCGCGCGGCCCGCAAGTGTCTAAAGCCGCGTCTCCCATGGCCGCGAACGAGACGTTGAATATATCAACCACGCCATCAGCGCAGACGACACCGAACCCGCCACTTCCGGGAGCCGTGAGCGTCATGCCTGTAATGCCGAAACGCGCCGTTTCCTTGCCAAGGAACAATTCGGCGCCGATGGATGGATTGTAAAAAGTGATCGGCGGACCGCCCGCGCCCGAAAACAGGAAATCGGACGTTTCGTTCTGCCCGATCAACGGCCCTTCACACACGATCAAGGTGGATGGGTTGGTAAGCGCCTGAATTGTGACCTTTTGACCCCCGAGGTCTAGATGGTCTCGGCACCACGCGTAGGCGTGCGTGCCGGTTTTCCAGGCAGTTGCAACCGACGCACCATCATTGGAATCAGAGCCTGCGCTTTCGTCAACGAAATAGGCAGCGGGAGCCGTAAGAAATATGCGGGACATGCGCTTCCATCACTTGTTTCTATCTAGATTTGACGAAGGACCGAGACGGTCATACCGTGCGCCCTATCTCCATCGGGAGTGGGTTTTTAGGGGCGGCAAGATGATCGATTGCGCAAAGTGTTCATCGCGACGCGCGGCGGTATACGTTGATTCACGCTTCGATCGCTGTGAACACCATCTCGCCAGCTACGACAGCGCGGTTAACAATCACGTGACGCCGACTTGCGCGGATATGCGGCTCGCTTCAATGCCGTGCGGGCCGGAAGGTAAGCTGTTCGCGCCGACAACATCCCAACCGACTTAGTCGAAGCAAAGCGCCGTCAGGTTGTTCCCGTTAACGGGAGCCGAGAAGGTAAAGGTCACGGACGTTGTGCCTGCGACCGGGCTCATCGTAATCCCTGCGGCGCCTGCGTTAGTGTTAGCGGTGCAATAGGGCGTGTGCGCCCAGGTATGCCCAAACGTCACGGTAACAGTCGTGACAGACGATCCGGCCACGGCAATGAAATGATGATCGTTGCCGCTCGTGATCGAAGCGCATCCCGTCCCACAAGTCGGGGCCGACGACGTAAGAGCAAGATTCTGCTGCGTCGCCCCAGCACCGAACGAAGTCAGCGATGAGCCCGTCACCCCTGAGGCGAGCGATGATCCCGTCAGGCCGCCAGCCGCCGCCGATATGACGCCGCCGGATTGCGTGACCGACGTTCCGTCGACCTCCACGATGCCGAACTGCGAACCGCTCGCCTTCTGCACTGCCGGCGCAGCATCAGAACGCATGTATGTTGTGGCGATGCCATTGGTGGCGTTGGGGCCGGCGGTCGCGGTGGGGTTGGCCCCCAGGGAGGGAAGCTGCCCTGTTGAAACTGACCCGGCAATATTGCCGAAATTGATCTGCGACCCACCGACCTGATACTGGCCAGAAATATCAATGCTACCGGCGCTCGGCGCTGGTTCGTTGACACCGACCGAGTTGAACTGCGGCGTGGGGAATGATTGCGCGAGCGCGGCAAGCGAATGCAGAATTAGGCCCGCAACGACAAAAATACCAAAACATTTGTGCGTGATCATTTTACGACTCTCTTAATTCACGCTGACGGTCAATAGGGCCGGGTAATTGTTCGTCGCAGGCACCCCGGCGAAAAGCGTAAGGGTCGAACTGCTGACGCACGCTAGAACGGTCAGATAGTGGGGGCCCTCCGAAAGACCAGACTTCACGCTACTTTGGCTGATCGTGCCGTAGCAAGGCTGGCTACCTGATTCGAAAGCATTATCAACTGCCGTCCCGGTCCCTTCCGGTACTGTACCGTCGAATCCGACTGCTACGGTTCCGATTGCGCCTGCAGTGGCGCCAACCTCCGCGCCGCCCGACAACCGCCAGTCGATCGATTCTCCCGCCCAAGCAAAAAACGCGTTGCGGATTTCAGTATTGAGCTCAACCAGAGATGTGCTGGATGTGTTATGGGCCGCGGAGAATGACGTGACGTTCATGGCTTTTTGGGGCCGATACCATGTCCTCGTCAGTAGGCCCGATTGAAATTGCCCAGAGCCGTTGGTTACAACGCCGCCGACAAGAGTTTCGGCTGTCATCGGCGAGCCGCTTAGAATAATCACCTCGACGCCGATATTTCCTGCCGTTGTGTCCTGGCCGTGGCTATAGGTTCCAACGGCCCAGAATTTCAGGATGTTGGAAACGCCATTATAGGAAACGAGATACGCGGTCGAATCCGCGAGATTGCTGCTGCCGGTCCCGTTGACGGTCACGCCGGTATTCGCGGCAGAGACTCCCGCCGCAGGCAGTTGAAACTGCACGCCACCGCTGATGACGGCGCTGCCGTTGTTCGGCATTAGCTTGATCAACGTCGCGCTCGAGTATTGGATCTGACATTGGCCACCGACAACGGGGCGCCCATTCCCGCCGGCCAAAGAGGTTTCCACACCGGCCGTGAGACCAACGAAAGCGAGGTCGCCGATACCCCAATTTTGGGCCGCCGTCCCTTCCTGCCCGCGCTGCACTGTGACCGTTGTGCCGGTTATCGCGGTTGCGTAAACAATCTCGTAAATCTGCCGCGTCGCCTGATCGTTGAGGGTGATCGGCAGGACAAATCCAGACGGAATCGAAGATGGAAAGTTTGTGGCGCTCGCGAGCGTGAGCGTCGTCGCTCCCGATGACGCAGCTGCGGCAAGCGAAGTGCTCGCATTATTGGCGAATACGAAAATTGTCATCTTTTCCTCAAGCGATGCTGACGATGCCGTCGTAATTCCAAAGCTGCCCGGTCCCGCTCCCTGGGTTCGAGGTTGGGAGATTGGCGCCGCCAATATTCAAGAGCGTGATGGCGTTTAGGCCGGAGAAGTAGATCGCAGGTGCGGCCTGCGGTGTTGAACCGGGGACGACACAAACAAGGCCGCCATTCGACCACAGGGCGCCTGCGTTCAGCCCCGTTGGGCTGGTCGGATATCCCGGATTAAACGACAGGGCCACAAGGCCGCCGTCATTGAACAGAAAGTCCGATATCAGGACGGTGTACTTATTCTGGAACGGAAGCGGTAACGCGCCGCTCGCAACAAGCGCCTGAAGCGCATTCGCCGCCGCACCCGGCGGCACAGTGATCGTAAAGCCGGGTATCGTTACGGTTCCGCTCCCACCGACAGCAAGCGCGTTGACGGTAAAGGTGTCTACTGCTCCGATGGGGAAAGACGTTCCAACAGTGATGCTGGGAGAAATCTCTTGGGGGTACGCGGCATCCGTTCCATTCACGCCATAAAGAAACCGCGTGACGCGACGCTTCACCCAGTCGATCGACGTTACCTTGCCATCACCCGAATACAGCCACCACGTCAGCACGCGCTTGTAGATGTCGTCCGAAACCGCGCTGGCAGTTCCGCTCGTCGTGTGCGTAGACGCATTGACCGGGATCGTGTTGATCGTGAAGGTGTTGACCGCTCCCGCGTTGAAGGTGGTCATGGACCCGATCACAGGGCGGCGGATGTCGTATAGCCGAGTTCCAATCCAATCCAGCAAGAAACCGTTTATGCTGTCGCTCGTGTAGACCGGCAACGGCGTTTCGTTGAACCAATCCAGGTAACCCTGGGCGATTTGGTTATAGGCCGAGGCAAACGCCTGCAGGCTGTCGCTATCGCTAAATTCTTGATAGACGTAGCTGGGTAGCACCCGCAGTGCGGACGTTTGCTGCGTCGGGATATCCGTCACTTCTTACCCCTGGGTGACGGTGAATGCCGCGTTCGATGCGGAAAAATAGGACTCAGTATCTCCAGGAATGACGCTCGTTCCTGCGTCAGGGGCGGTCTCGACGCCATCAATCTCAATATCGAAATCGAGCGCGATGATGTTGGAGATTGGAAGAACCGATGCGACTGCGGCCTGAAAAACGGAAACCATATCGAGCTCGTTTATCGGCTGACCTTGCTGGATCGAATTGATGTAGTTCGTGAGCGCCGGGGCGGCGAGAGCATTGACCTGCGCGCCAGAAGTGAAATTCGGCAGATTGGTGTTCCACGTAATTGTGCCGGTAACGGCCTGATCCGGTGGGTTGATGAAGATTATCGAATACGTGTTCGGTGGCTGGATGATATCCACCGACACATTGCGATCGCCCTCAGTCGAGCCGCTAAGACGGCTAATGTCCGAGACGCCAAGGAAGATCGCGAGCGCAACGGCATACACATCGCCGCCGCCGACAATCACTTTCCAGCCGGCCGAAACCTGCATGACATTGACGAGGCGCGGCACGACGCCAGGGATCGCCTGAAGCGCCGTATAGAGATACTGGACGATACCAATGCCGAGAGCCTTTTGGGCCTGCAGAACACGGGCTTGGTAGCTTTCCAGGGTCTCGGGCGCGGCCGATGGCGTGCCCGCTTGCGGATTTGTCACCGTGATCGCGTAAGGCGACGGGACGGACGTGATGATTTGGTTTACCGACCCCTCGGGCACCGCCCAGGACCCGGCTTGCGTCGCCACCGCTGTGACGACATTCGACAGAAAGTCGGCACCGATGATTGTGCCTTCGAGCGTGCGATATTGATGACTTCCATCGCTGACCAGAAAGCCTTGGGCTATCACGTAGCCAGGCGAAGAACCGGCACCTGAGCTGGGCGTCGAGAAGACAATATTGACGCTAGTGTTTGACCCCTCCCCTTGCAGGATGCCTGTTTGCTGGCCCAACTGAATGGTGAGGTAGGCATTCGCAACAATGGCAAGAGCTTGGATCGCATCGACTCGCGCCTGATCGATCATCGCCAGGGCGCCCGTGTCCGTGCTGGCCACGTCCTCGATCAAGGTGCCCGGGAGATCGGACGTATAGTCGGGAACCTGTGCCGCAACGCTCGTCACGAGCGTTTGCCGAAGTGTGGCCGGCGGGGTCGGAATCGGTCCCGATTCCGTTATGTTCAGCGGGACATCGATAGCCATTACGGATTGATCTCAAAATTGTTCGATGCCGCGCGATAAACGAGCGTCGACTGCGTGAAGAAACCTCCGGCAAGGTTCATATCGATGCTCCATGAGCCTGAGGTGAGAATCTGACCGGGGTCACTCGCAACCGCATACGTGAAGCTGTTCGCGCCAATCACAGTGCACGGGAACGTCCCGGACAAGGCGCTCGGAAGCGCTCCGGAAACCGAGATATTGATCAGCGAGCCGAGTGCAAATCCGAGGCGAACCGCCGTTACTGCGGTTACGACACCACCCGCCCACGACAGGCCGGTAATCGGCGTTTGAGCCGGAGATCCGATAAGCGGCCTGGTGACGATCTGATTTCCCGATTGATCGGTGATCGAGAGATACCAGCGTTGCGCGGCGAAATTCCAAGCAGTCGAGACGGTGTAGACCGTACCGTCCAAAGTCGCCTGGAACTGGAATGGCGGAACCGACGAATTTGACGGCGCGAAATTTACGTAAGTCGTCATACTGCGACCGTCGCTTGCATTTTCGTACCGTCAACGAAGGTGACGTTTACGGCATAAGTGGGTTGACGGCCTGGGACTTTCGCAATCGTGAGCGCCGCGAAGTATGGCGCAAAGCGCTGCTGCGTCAGCGTCACATAGAAATCGGGCGCGATCTGCTGAACGACACTCGGATGTGCCGGTATGCCCCAGTCCCCTGCAAAAGGGCTTTCGTTGAGGTTCAATTTGAGTACTTGGACGAGCCACGTCAGGACGACGTAGCTGTTGTTTCCGTCCGGCGTTGTCGATACCTCCACCCAAGGCTTGCTACCGTCCTGATTGGTGACCCTTCCCCACACTCTCATGGCGACACCGGACCAGTTGTCTTGTCGCCGCCCTGCACGACGCCGCCGTGCTCATGCGTGTCCCAAAGAATTCCGTCGATCGTGACGCCGTCCGCATTAATCACGATGCTATGCCCCGCCACGCTCAGCGTTATCGAATCATTCGCTACCGTGACGATCGAATCACCCGCACCATTGCGGATAATTGTTCCGGCGGGACCGAAGATTTCTGCCTTGTCGGGATCGGTCGGCACCCAAGCCTTGTTGGCAACAGGAACGAACAACAGGGCCGCAAGTGTCGCCGGCAGCGTCAGGTCCGGCGTGCCGCCCCCGAGACCGCTGACCCCGCCGAGATAGACATCGGCCGGAACCGTCACGCCGAAATCGCCGATCTGGATCGGCTGAAAGAAATAGTGCGACTGCGCCACCGGGATGGTCACATGCGGCAGCGTGTAAGGCGCCGAATTGACCTCGAATGACACCGTGACAATAGAACCCGAAATCGCCACCACCCGACACGGCAAGGCCTGCCCAATCGTGTCGATCGCCTTGCGCGCCTTTTGCTCGGCAAAACGATTTTGTTCTAGAGCGTAGTGGCTTCGCTGTGCATTGTTCGCCATGTCAGGACGGTGTCATCACTGGATAGGCGTTGAACGCGGTGACCCAGGAATCGGCATCGGGCTGCCGAAAGTTTCCAAGATGCCGCACGACTTGAACCTGATATGTCCCCTGCACCACAAAAGACGATCGCAAAGGCGTGCCGATCAATGACCCTGGTGTGGCCGTCGCGACATTGGGCGGGAGCTCGATATAATCGCCGATCGAGATATCCGACCGCATCACGGTTTTGAAGCTGATCGTCGGAAAGTCGAGCCACACCGGCTGGCCGATCATGTCCGTGAATGCGATCTTTTTGACCGCCGCCGTCGACGTCAGCGGAACACCATTATCGTAAACGATGATGGTCGAGCCGACGGCGGAGAACGCCACGCCGAGATAGTTTGTCCCGCCAAGGATCGACAGGCTCTTTTGCCGGCACCATTGCGCCAGCCCCTCCAAGGAGGTGAAGGTTCCGGTCTCGTCTCGAGCCTGCACAAGGTTCGAATTGATATTCACCTGGATCGTGAAGGTGGGATAAGCGGTCCGCAGCATATCCTGCAGCGCCTGACCCAACGACGCATTGGCTGGCCAATGCAGCGTGAGATTCGCCTGATTATCGATCGTGCCGACATCCGGATAGATGAACAGATCCAGCGTCTGGTCTGTGCCCTGCCAATTGCCGAGCGCCTGATAGACCTTGCCTTGAAGAACCGGCCCGTATTGCTTCTGATTGGCCAGCGGGAGACCCCTGGACATGCCGGCCGACATCTTGAAAGTGAAATTCGTAAGCTGCGACGCGAGCCTGATCTCTTGAAGTGAAATGCCCCAGACGCGAACCCAGGCCCTGCCCATCGGCGTTGCGAGCGTGAAGACCGGCGCATCGAGCTCCACGTTGAGCGCGCCGGGAATATCTTTTCCGCTGACGAAACTCGCCCAGCTGGCCTGAAGATTGGCGCCCCTAAGCGATGGCGGCGTGTAGACGGCCCCAGAAGGGTCTGTCAGCGTAATCGAATAGGCCCTCACGCTAGCAACCCGCCACTCGCCGACAAGCCACTAACCCCCGCGCCCGGCGCGCCGCTTGCGGCTGGAACGATGCTCGGCCCAGCAAGCGACGGCGGCTGCCCAACCGTCTGCGAGAGGCCGCTCCACGCCGGGCTGCCTTGAATCTGCGCGCCGCCGGAGATCTTCGACATGAGGCTGTTCTGGACCTGTTGCGCGGACTGAAGGGTCAGCAGCGGCTGCTCGAAATCCCAACGCCAGTTGACTTGCGTTTGCTTCCCCTCCGCATCGCCCACTTCGGACAGATTTGTCAGCAAGCAATTCGTATAGAAATACGATGGTGTGATCACCGTATAAGTACCGCCATTCGTGTTGTGCTGCTGTAGCGCGGTCTGCAGTGCGGTCATGGCGGCAAGCTTCAGCGGATATCCGAGTTCATTCCGGACAGGGCACGTCATCAGCAGGGAAATCCGCAACGGATTCTGGATCGTCGCGTTCGCCGCGACCGTTTGGTTAGCCAGCGGAAATCGAGCAATTTCCTGGGAAATGAGGTCGGCCCCCGGAAGGGGGCGAAAGTGCGCGAAGAAGTTGTCGGGGTTGATGTCGGCTCCGCTCAAAACGCCAGCCACGAAATTCGCCGCTTCGGTAATCGAGATGATCGGCAGCATCCCGCCGGGGATGTTGGTCGCGATGCCGTTCGTCAGGATGATCGGCGATATTTCGTAGGCGAGTTGAAATGCCGTTTGACCGATCGAGAAAGCCATGTGTCGCGCCTACTGCGGCAACTGTGATGTGGTGACGATCGTATTGCCGCCCGTCTGATTCATGATCGTGACAACGGCGCCGGGCGAATAGCTCTTAACGCCTTCTTGCTTGGTGATCGCTGCGACGATCGCTGCAAGTTGGGTCTTGTCGTGCAGATCGAGGTGCTGATCCGGTCCGTATCCGGTCTGGTTGACGGCGTTCTTGATCAGCTGCTGGGTATCGTTTTCATTAGCGGGCGAGTATCTCGATTCGATCTCGCGGATCGTGTCGAGATGATCGCGATCCTGATAAATCTGCAACTGTTTGGCGATGGCACGGACACCGTCGTCATCGTTGGCGAATGTCTGAAATCCGCTGCCGTTCGGATTACGCAAATTTCCGACATTGTGCCGGCCGCCGCGGGCAAACGGATGAAGCGGATCGACGCCCATGTCGGGACCGATATAGGAAGGTTGCCCCTCGAGCGCAGGTTTCCCGTCAGACGGCTTGGCGTCCTTGTCGGGAATGACGCCCAGCCACTTCAAGGCATTCACCATCGCCTTGGCGACGAGCGCGACATCGTCGACGAACTCCTTGATGTTGTCCCGAAAATCTTGCGTACCGATATATTTGGCGAACTCTTCGAGACCGGCCGAGATGCTCTGAATCCAGCCCTGATCCTTCGCCGCCTGTAGGAACACCGCGACGACATCGGCGAAAGCCTTGGAGAGATCCTTGAGCGGGGCGGCGAGAGGCGCCAGGCCTTTGACGAGGATGTTCTCGATCTCCTGGCCGGCCAGCTTCAGCTGAGTCACGAAATCCTGCCACGCGCGCGCGTCGGCATCGGTGACGGTAAGCTTTTTCGCGTATTCCGAATTCTGCGCCTGCGCGGCCTGAAACTCTTCCGGGGACAGCGATTTCAGCCGGCGCAGATCCTCGGGTGAGAAAACCCCTTGCAGACCCCTCGCCTGCAACGCCGGCGCGAGGAATTCGGTCGGGGTCTGGTCCGCCAGCTTCTTGAGGTTGGGCAGGACATCGTTCGCGATCTTGACCGAATCACCGCCGGCGATATCCGATTGGCTCGCCCCGAGGCCGATGAGCGCAAAACGCTTCGCCGGATCGGTCAGCGCATCGTTGATCCCGCCCGTCAGGCCCTGCGTATCGATGTAGCGGCCGAACGACAGATTTAACGCCTGCTGCTCGCCGATCGAGGCGCCGACCCCCTGGGCGGTCCGCCGCGCGTTGCTGACGCCTTGTCCGAGCTTGTCGAGCCCAAAGATGCCGCCAATACCAAGCAGCCCCGAAAGAGCGCCGCCCAATGAGGCGAAGCGCAAGATCGCTGTGGTCCCGGCAATGATATCGGCCACCGCGGATTTGGTGGTCTTGGCGATCGTCGACCACGAATGGGCGCTCTTATCGACCTCTTTATTGTATTTTTGCTGCGCCGTCAGCGCGCTATTCAAAACCTGCGTCTGCGCGAAGATGGCTGCCACGACCGCACTGTAGCCCACCTCTGAATTCTTGATCTCTTCGTTTACCGCGCCGACAGCCGCCGGCGTCTCGGCAAGCTTCGCCCGATACTGGTTGAAGAGATCGTTGAAGCGCTTGAACGCCTCATCGTTCATCTCGACATCGATAATGCTTTTTACGGCCATCTAAAATTCACCGTTAAGAGTGTGGAAATGGCCGATTTGACGAAACGCGATCAAGAGAACAGAATTGCGCCGCATTTTTGGGAGCGACACATGGCTGGTGGCTTTTTTCGAGGTATTGTCGGCGGACTTTTACAGCTGGCCGGACTTGGCATTTTCCTGATTTGGCTACTCAACGGCGCGCACGGCTTTATCGGCTTCGTCATCGCGATGCTTCTTGCAGGGATCGGCGCCTTTATGACCTATGTCTCGCGCCATACCGTGCGCGTGAGAAACTAAGGCAGCGCGGTTCTTTGCTGCATCACCTTGACGAGATGTCTTTGCCGATACTCGTGGACGTCGGCCCAATGCGTCACGCCGAGATGATCCATCAGATCGAGGAACCCCTCGTTGCTGGCCCAATTCAGAAGGGAAGCGACGATTGTGTCCGCTCGATCTCCGTTTTCACGTCCTGCCCCGTATTCTTTTCCTCGGTCGATGTCTGCAAGCCAGCGGCGAACGCCGTAACGCTCGATGACGTGCAGTGCCCGCCCCACATCTTCGATGCGCCATTCAGCGCCGGCGCGCGGCGGCTCTTCGGGTAGACCCACCAACCGACAGTAAAAAAAACGAGGGCGTTATCGACCTCGGCGGCATCATCGGCGTTGATCTTTGCGGTGCGTGTCGCATCGTCATAGGGGAGAGTTTCCCAGCCTTTCACGCCGGGGAGCACGACGTTCGTGAGGCGCTTGATCTCATTCATCAAGCCGCGCTCGACCCCGCCATCGCCTTCCCACTGCCCCATCTTGCGGGCTTCATCGCGCAGAAGAAGCGCCGCCATGCGCGGGCCGGCTGTGGCGCCCAGAGAATCGGCGTCGTCGCCATGGATTGCGGAAAAGGTGCGGCCGAGAACGCGAAAGTAGGTCTCGAACACTTCTCGGCCGATCGGCGCCGAATGCACCCAGGCGACGATCTGGTCTTTGTCGTCGTAAATCGGCAGGACCAGGTTGAGATTGCGGTCGACGGCGAGCGCCATTTATCTGTCTTTCTTTCTGCCTGAAGAAACTTTGCGCGAGCCGATTACCCGTAAAGGCTCGAGTTTATATTATACGTGCCCTCGATCTCGAGCGCATAGCCGGCGTCTTTGCCGTTCACGCGCATATCCGCCACCCGGCCGATGCTGGAATTGGAGAACTGATAGACGCCGAGAGTCACGGCATCGGTGCGGAACGTGACATCACCGAGCAAGGAGTTGAGCTCCTGCTGGGTCTTGTAGGCATCCGCCAGCGCTTGGGTGCGCAGCAAATTGACGGTGAGCTTCACCGGGATATAGGGCTCCGGCGACGTCACCTGGCCGGTGAGCGTATCGATGCGGGTTGTGGCTCCGCCGCCGAAGGATACCGAGATGCCCTCCGGGCCCAGATTCGACGCGATGACGTTGAGCGCGGGATTGTCGGTGAAAGAAAGAGAACCCCTGAGCCGATTCAAGGTGCCCTGCACGGTATTTGGAAAGGCCATTGAGTTAATCCCCTAGTTTTGTTGCATTGCGACGCGCAAGACGAGCCTTAGCCGCCTCACTCATCTTTTGCCTAACCTCAGGCCGCGCAAGACCCGCTTTCCGTGCCGCCAACTGCTCTGGCGTTGCCGAGCGACCGCGTGTCCTGCCTTGCTTGGCGCGCTCATCCGGCCTTTCAAATCTTGCCTTCTGCGCCGCACTTACTCTTGCCCTAATTTCTGGATTCGCCATCGCCGCCTTGGTGGCAACGCTCACCGCTAGACGTTTTCCAGGGTCCGCTAATCTGGCGCGCTGTGTCGCAGAGAGTTTTGCGCGAAGATCATCATCGGCCCACGTAAGTTTTGATGCTGCTGAGCGCATGGCGCGGAATTCTGCATCAGATTTCCCGAGAGCCTGCGCCGCAATAATTTTTGCGCGCGTTCCAGGGTCTTCCCACATCGCGCGGGAAATATCGCCGACCAGTTTCCTTGTATGATCCGAATGGACGAGTCCGCTTACGCCGTCACCGCCATCAGTCAGATTGACCAACGGGCCTTTGTCGATCTTCCTGCCTATCGCTTTGATTAGGGCGACTTCGGTCTCAAAAGCCTGTTCTTCTGTCAGACCTTCGCGAACAATGACGACCGGCATATCGCTATTCGCTTTGGCGAATATATTGGCGAGATGCGGATTACGTGCACTTTTAACGTGATCCTTCCACCGTCCGCCCTGACCTTTGCCGACGTAGCAAGGAACGCCGTTATTGCGGAACCAAATATAGACGTAGAATCTTCGTTCGCCGCTCATCGAGTATCCCTCTCGATATCCAAGATTTGCGACGCAGCAGGCCAGTGGATGCTGGCTTTTCGGGAGCGACCCTAGCTGCGCCGTGTACGACTATAGCAGATTACCCAAAGTTGGACGCATCGATATTGAAGATGATCTGGTCGAACCCGCGCAGCGGCGTATAGGCTACCGTGTAGCCGGCATACTTGCCGATCCGATAGTCGCTGGGGTTGTCGGTGACGTAATCGACAAACGGCACCGCATTGATCACGGTGAAATTTGTGTATTTGCCGGCATCGAGTGCTGCGGCAAAGTCGGCGGCGTTTTGTTCGACCTGGATGACAGGATTTAGCACCAGGCCGAAGGTGATGCCGCTGCCCATCGTGGATGCGGCAACCGCCTGCAGACGATTGATGCCGGTCTGGCTGTAGTAGAGCGGGTTGGACGGATCGTTCGAACCGTTGATCACCGCATTGGTGACGTTCAGATTGACGTTGATCTGCGCCCAATCGACCGAGTACCAGAAATTTACCGGATTCCCGTCGGCGTAATTGCCGCCGAAGATGATCGCGTCGGAGATCCCGCCTTCCGCTCCCGTTCCGATATAGCTGACATTCGCCGCGGTGAGCTCCGCCAGCAAGGCTGCGTTACCGGTCTGCGGGTAAGGCGTCACGCCGAACACGAAGGTGTATTCAAAGGGCGCGACCTTGTTGGTGCTGCTCGGCGAGTAGTGCAGCAGGGTGTAGAAGTCGGCCGCGAGGCTGAATTCGACCGTCGGCGTGGTCGGCGCCTCGATCTGCAGGAACACCGGCTTCATCAAGGTCGTGTAGTCGGTATACGTGCCGGTCGTCGTCGTCACATAGAAATAGGTCTTCTTGCTCGGCGCCTCGAAACCAGCGAGAAACGTCAGGAATGCGGAGACGCCATCCCAACTCCGCGGCACGAGATAAGCGTAGAAGAACTGCGCCGATGCGGTGATAAAATTCCCCAGCGCCGTGACGCCGGCAGCCACCTCACCAGCGCCGAGCTCGAGCACGTAAACCGCCGTGTTGTTGCCCTGCGCGAAGAACGTGGTCGCCATCGCGACGAGTTCGGCGACGTTGCGCGGGGTGTATTTGATCGTGCCCGTGGCCGGCGTGGTGCCGCCATCCGACGCCAACGCATAGGTGAATGTGTCGGCGCCGGTCGACGTGGCGAGGAACGTGCCGTTGTAAACGGCAGGCGCTGCTCCGGAGATCGTCGTCAGAAAGGTGTCGCCAGTGGTAATGCCGTGCGCGGCCGTGGCGGTCGCCGTGACGGTCCCCCCCGACCAGGCCAGAGACGTGACGGCCAACGGAGCGGCCAGGAGCGACGTCAGATCGGCGAGTTGCGTCAGGAGCGAATACGTTCCCGAGGAAAGCGTCGTGCCGCCCTGCGAGATGAACGCGCCGGTCTGTTGCAGCGTGTTCGGCACCGGCGCAACGATCAAATTCACATTGGTGATAACAATCGGATTCGCCATGCCGGCGCCCCTCCTATCGGCTATTCAGTTGATGCAGCGCCCGGCGTCAGCCGATGATCGTGTAGTTGAAAACGGACGTGTCGGATGCGGTGCCCGCAACGGTAAAGCCGGTGCCCGCGGTGATCGTCTTGATCGCCGGAACCGCGCCAACGGTGCCGCCCACGGTTTTGAGCGTGATCAGGATCTGCGAATTGGCCGTGACGGCCGCATTCGCGACGGTGACCGGCGTTGCGCCATTCAAGGTGAACGTGCCGCTCGGCCCCGAAACGCTGACGGTGACGATACCGGTTTTGCCGGACGGTGTGACGGTAATGCCCGAGCCGGGGTTGACCTTCGTGACGAGCAGCGTGCTGGGAACCGGAATTTGCGGCATGATTGCGCCCTTCCAAAGAAAAGGCCGTTAAAGAGCGGCCGGGATGTAATTGACGATGGCTTGGGTGATCAGTTGGCGCGCGATGTTTTGGGCGCGTAACTGGTAGTAATTCACGTCGAACCGAATGGTCTTCTTCTGCGCGATCGCCTGCAGTTCGACCTGGCCCTTCTTCTCATCCCGCACCACGGGAATGTTCATGATCCCCATGATCAAGTGATTGAACAGAGCGTACTGCTGGACCCAGGCGATCAGATCGATCGCGGCATCGTTGCGACAGCCGTAGAGCGTGATCTCGACTTCATCGACACACAGCTGCTGCAGGGTCGAATTGTCGAGCATGGTCGGCGCGGCGGCCAATCCGATTGTGCCGCTCGGCTCAATATGAACCACACCGTAAGGCGGAACGAGATTGCGCGGCACCAAATACGATGGGTAGAGAACGATATTCGGGTTCGCGACGAGCGCGACCGGTGGCACGTATGCCTGAAGGCTGAGCCAGATCGGCAGGCTGCCGCTGACGACAGCATGGGTTAGATCGAGATCGGCCGGGTCGTCGATAATCTGAGATGCCAGATCCGACCATCGCGTCGAGCCGCGATAGTGCCAAAGATCGGCCTGCTGATAGAACGAACCACGGCTCGAAAAAGCGAAACGAATGTCGTCGATTTCACCGAGCCAAACGATAGCCGGGCTTGCGAGATTAAGAGCAGCCACCTCCCCCAGGGCCGTAAATATGACCTGATTGGTGGTGAACGTCTCGGTCTCTTCCTGATGCGAGTCGGTCGCGTAGTGCAGGCTCCCGCGCTGGGTGAACGTCAGCGGCGCAGTGGCCGCGGCCGCGTCCGATCCATACGCCAGCGCCCGTTGATCCGACGTGAGCAGATCGGCCCGAACCAGAAAGACGAAGCCATCGATCGGCAGGATCGTCCTCACATATTGCGTGAAGGTGACCTCCTGGTTTTGCGAAAGCGTCTGGACGCCGGCGGCGAGCGGGGCCGCCAAGGGCCCCTTTGCCGTCACCGATTCAGTTGCCGCGCTCACCGAGCATCAACCCAGGATCGGAAAGACTGTTCGAAGAGCGCCGTATCGATGAACGACGGCCGCGCCCCGCGCTTGGCAGAGGGATGCTTGAAGCGATGGCTGACGCCCTTCAGCGAGGCCTTGGTCGGCACACCTGCAACCTGACCGTTCATCTCGGCGCGCTCGAGGAACTGTCGGAACATGGCTTCGACCTTCGACACGCCGGACATGAATGGATCGCGCCGTGGCGGCGCGCCGGACAAGAGACTCTCGAACGATCCGGCAAGTCCTTCTTCCAAGACCTTGGCGATCTCCGCGGCATGATGATCGAAGAAGAACTGCATGATGCCGTATTTGGCTTCGAGGATGTCCGCCACATCGCCGGTCGTCTCATTCGGCGTCGTCTTGGTCTTGCCGCCTGACTGGCTGTAAGGGATCTCGGTGACGCCGAGATGAAGCGTGAGGCTCACGACAACCCCCAGATGTTCGGGCCGTAAAGCTGCGCGAAGCTGAGATACTGCCGGCCCCACGGATCCTTCAGATATTGAAGATTGGAGAGGGTCAGTCCCTTGAGCGCATCGGGTACGAGCAAGGTTTCGCTGGTGCCCTCGTCGCTGGACGACGAAATGACACCGGCGACAAACCCGTAGGTGTTGAACTTCGATCTCAGATCGGTCCAGAACGTCTGATCGGTCTGATCCTGCGCATAATTGACCAGATTGGAGCCGCCGAGATTGTAGACCGCGAGCGCATAGATCGTCGGCGACGCTTGATTGAGCGTCTGGTTGACGATCTCGATCGCAACCTCATAGGCGACCGGGATGACGGGGTCGTTGTCGGGCAGCTGTTGCGTGGTGACGCCCATGACGCTGCGGACCCATTGCAGGAATCCGGCTTCTGTGGGCGGGACAACGATCGCCACCTGGGCCTAATCCTTCTTGCGGCGGCTGTTGCGCTGACGTTGCGCCGCGTCACCGGTCAATTCCTGCGCCGGCGCGTTGCGGTCGACGCGCACCGTCTGCGCCCCGACGACGTCACCTTCGCTGCCCGGCTTTTCCTGCTCGACCGTCATCTCGAGCGCAGTCAAGCCGCCCGGCGAATTCTGCTCGACCTGTGAAGCGACGGCGAGCGCCGATTCCTTGCGGGTCTGGGCGCCACGTTGTTCGAGCACCTTGTCGTTGTGCTCAATCGCCTGCTCGACCTTGCCGACACGGACAGGCTTGTCGATGGAATAGCAGAGTCCGATGAACGGCTTGCTTCGGTCCAACTCGTCGGCAGCGACCAGGCCGTATTTGGTGTGCTGCTCGATGATCGCGTCGACCTCGATCTTAGTGAGATCGCCCGAGATTTGGATCTGGCCGCCGATTTCGATCTGCTGCTGACGCGATGCCGAAACTTCAGGCAATCGATAGATGAAGCTGACGACCTGCTTGGTGCAATTCGCGATGAACATTTTCATGGCTGTTTTCCTGTCTGTCTGAAGCTGTCGATGGTTTTTCCGGTGTCGTTCATGAGATAGGCGTCGCCATCGATGGTCAGGGTCTCCCGCTGGCCATCGTCATGAACGATCTCGGCGACCGGCGCGCCGCTGCGCTCATTGAAACGACACGACTTGACCCCGCCAATAAGGCGAGAGCCTTTGCCGTCACGATCCATGAGCTTCACAAACACGCCGGGCCGCCCAACAGAGATCCGCTTACTGGTACTGCATGCTCATGATGGTGACCGCCTCGGGGCGGACGCCCCAGCCCGAGGTGTACCGGAGCTCCGAGAGCACATCGATCGCGCCGCCGGGCAACGGGGTCGGGATCTCGCGCGGCGCGGCCATGTCGGCATACATCAGCGTGCAGGCCTCGATGCCCGGTGCGAGACGAGCGAACTCGTTGGTGTTGATCTTCGTGCCGGCCGGCTTCTTCACTTCCGGCATGGTGATGATAACCGCGTCGGTGCCGCCCGCGCCTTTGCCGATCAGCGTGTCGTCATAGACCCACGCGATCTCGTCCTCGTTCATCGCGAGCACGTCCTTAATCAGACCGGCCGTGGTCGCAGTGCCGGCGCCGGCACGCTGATACTGCACCAGCTGGACGATGTTCTGGTATTCGAACGCGCCGAGCACGCGCTGCGGCCCCAGGATCGTGAACTTCTGACCGAGACCCAGCTGGAAGGTCCGGGTCTTCATCGCGCTGATCTGGGTCAGCAAGAAGATGCCCATCTGGCCATTGTCGTAGGTGACGACGGTCGTGTTGCCGTTGCTATCCGCCGGCAGGGAGACCGCCGTGGCGCCGCCGGTATTGAGCAAGCCCTCGCCGTTCGCCGGGTTGAAGCCCTGCAGGGCCGCGGTGCGCATCAGCTGGAAATGGCCCTGCCGCATACCGAGACGCTGCGCTTCGACGATCGACACGCCCCAGCGGTTCATCGCCGCCGTGTCGTGGTGATCGTATTCGGCGCGGACGCGCGCGAGATAGGTCGGGGTCGAGATCATCGACAGCGCGGTCGAGACCGACGGGAGCGAATTGTAGGCGCTCTGGCCGGCATTCGTGCGGTTCCGCAGATCGATGCGCTTGATGTAGGCGTAGAGGTCGCCTTCGGCCAGGCGAACCAGCGGTTGCCCCTCGCAGAAGGCTTCGAAAGCGCCGGATGCCTGCACGTAAGGCAGCAAGATACCCGGCTCGGTGTAGTTCGGGTTGGTCATGACAAAGGAAGGCGCGATATTGCCCATGGCTCAGATTTCTCCGTGAATGAGATTCGTGTTGCGGGTCTGGATCAGATCAGCGGGATCAGATCAGAATGACCGCGCAGGATCCGGAACGATTCCAGGTGGCGAAGCCGGTCGTCGGGTCGTAACTGACCGTCAGGCTATTGCCGACGTCGATCTCGAGCACACCCTTGATCGGCAGCAAGCCGCCGCCCGCCGCGACCGTGCCACCCGACGAATAGGTGCCGGGCGAGGATGCCGCGACCTGGGTGACCACGATGGTGGTGCTGGTGACCGAGACCACAACGAAGCGGCCGTTGAAGCCGACGCCGGTGCCGCCGGTCGAGACCACGCCGGACACGTCGATATTGGAGCCAGCCGAGAGGTCCGCCGTGAGATCGGTGCCGACCGTGAACGTGGTGCGGCCGCCCGAGGTGCTGGCCCACACGGCGCCGGTGATCGTCGTGGCGTTGTAGGCCGGGGTGTACGGGACCAGCAGTTGCGAGGTGAAGTCCCAGGAAACCTGCTGGGTGATGACACCGCCGTCGAGCGACACCAGGGCGGGATCGCAAGCGACAGCGATGCGCGCGCCGGAGCCGAGACGGAAGAAGTTGACGCCCATGTTCGCCGCGGCCAGTGGGACCGGCGACTGCGGCGACGAGATCATCGAGTGGTCCTGATTGAACACCGAGAATCCGGTCAGGGTCAGCGCCGCCGCGGCGGTGAGATTGGTCGCGCGGCGCACCGGGCCGCCGAGCACGCCGTTCGGCTTGCCGCTGGCACCCGGCACATATTCCGAGATGCCGACGCCGCCCCACATCGGGAGGGTCTCGAGCGCATCGAGGACGCCGCCGGCCAGCGCGTAGCGGACAGCCGGGTCGTCATACATCATGCCTTGGATCAGACCGACGGTGTCGACGGAGAACGAGCCCGCCGCATTCGTGGTCATGATCGGATTGATCGCAACAGTGGAAACCATGTCGTGCTTTCCTTCTTCGAAGAGGGCCTCAATCGCGAAGCCCGATGTTGTTGAGGCCCTCTAGCCGAAGGCCGATCAGGCGTTGCGGATGCCGGCGAGGCGTCGCGGCCGCGCCGAGAAATCCTTCATCCAGGTGCGCGGCTCACCCCGGAAGCTCGAGATGCGGCGACCGGTCGTGTCGGTCGTCACGATTTCCCGGAGCTCGCCTTCGCCGAGATCGATGGGATTCATCGAAGCGGCCTGGGCATCGGCATAGATTTGCTTCTCGGCGACGCTGAACGCGTCATCGGCGAACACCGTGAAGTCGACGCCCTTCCAGGTTGGGCTGTGCTCGCGCAGGCCCTTGGCCAGGCGCTTGCGATAGGCGAGAACCGTCTCGCCATCTTGGGGACGCGGCGCGCGCTGGCCGAGCATGCTGTAATAGTTGTCGGCAAAGGCCTGCGCGTCGGTGAGCGCCATGCGATCGGCATCGCTCATCGCCTTCGGCAGCGCCGCGGCGACTTCATCAATGCGCTTGCGGATCGGATCGAGCGCGTCGGCGATCTTGTCTTCGACCTTCTCGTTGCTGGCGTCCGCCTTCTTCTTCTCTTCCTCGGCGGTCGCGTCGGCTTTGGCCTTCTCTTCCGCCTCGGCGTCGGCTTTCGCCTTGTCTTCCTTTGCCTTTTCCTCGGCCTCGCCATCGGCCTTCTTCTTGACGTCTTCCGCCTCGGCCGCGTCCTTGCGGGCTTTGTCCGCCTTGCGTTCTTCGTCGTAAGAGTCCATGCGCTTGGACAGGGTGTCGATGCCCTTCAGCATCATGTCGAGCTTGTCGCCCATGTCGGCGTCCTTGCGGGCCTTCTCTTCGGCCGCTTTCTTCTCTTCGTCGGTCATGTCGGAATCCTTCCGTGCTTCGCTGCTGTTGACCCCATTGGGCTCGCCGCCCTTATCCCAAACACCGCGCACGCAAATCGCGAGGTGATCGAGTAACGCCGGCTTGCCCTCGATCAGGAGGGTCGAGCCGTCTTCCATTTTCAATTTCGTACTGTCGGCGCTGCGCACCACGACCACGGCGGGCGAGGTCGACAATTGCCGCTCGCGCATCAGCTGCGCCGCGCCGTCGTCGTAAATCTTGGCGATGCCCCAGACCTCATCGACCGGGTGCTGAATCCCGTCGCCGAGATAGGGCAGCATCATCGTGCCGACGATGCGATCCGAGAATTCCTTCGGGTCGAGCGTATCGCCCTCGGGGTGCATCATGATCACCGGGAGGCCGGCGCAGCGCTCGAGGAACTCCGCCGTCAGATAATGCTCCGGCCGGCGATAGACGAATTCGTCCAGCGCGCGTCGATAGGCGACACCGGTGCCGGTGATGCGCAGATCGAAGAGATCCAGATTGGCGTAATGCTGCGGCGAGGTGAGATCGCCCTCGCGGATTGCCTTGGCGACGCCGAGCTCGTCCATCGAGAACCGGTCCAGCGCGACGCGGCATCCAGGATGCAGCGGCTCCGGTGGCTGATTCAGCGGCGCCCAGGCATAAGCGACGTGCTCGTCCGAGGCGTCGATGTTCGGGACGAAATTGTCGATGCCCTTGAGCAGGAAGGTGGTGAACTCGACCTGGCCTTCAGCGACGATCGCATCGCCGGACGGAACACCGCCGATGGGCAGCGGCGCACCGCCGGCAGCATTGACCTGTCCCTCACCGGGGCCCGGCGTTGGCGCAGCACCCGTCGTCTCGCGGTTGGCGATGCGCGTCGTCCAGAGCGATAGCTTTCCCGCATCGGCGCGATAACCCGCCTCTTCCTCGGTCTCGCGGACCGCGGCCTCAATCGAGGTCTCGCCGTCTTCAATTCGGCCGCCAGGAAAGCACCACTCGCCGGGATTGTCGCCCCCGGAGCCGCGCTTCAGGAAAAGCGCACGGCCTTCCTTGTCGACCAGCAGGATACCCGCGGCTCGGATCATGTCATCTCTGATTTGGTTGAT